AAAGAAAAAAATATAATGACAAAATTTCAATTACCCTCAGGACAAATTATAGATTTTAAAGATATGAACCAAGAAACTATTGGTAAGTCTTTAAAAAATTTAAAAGGCGCTCAACCAGAACTTTTTGAAAAAAAAGAAGAAAAAAAAGAATTAGATTATGGAAACGTTAGCTTTGAAGATTTACAAAAATCAAGAGGAGTTGGAGTTGGAGTTGATACTAGTAAAGAAGAAGCCGAAAAAGAAAAACTAATAACTAATGAAGGTGAGATAGAAAGCCATGCTTTTCAGTTTTACTATGGTAAAGCAGATAATGACAAAGGAAGAGAAAAAAGACTTACTAGAGAATTTGGAGAAAACAGTTTTCAAAGATTAGGTCAAAACGATTACGTTTTAAATTTAGATAATATATCCACAGATAAAAAAAAAGAATATAATCTTCCAGAAGATGGCACTATACGTGTTAATAAAAAAGGTTTTTCTAGATACGATTTAAGTAGATTTGGTGGTGAATACCGTGGTCCTTTACTCGCCACTACTGCTGTTGGGTTAGCAGTACCTGGAGTAAATATTGGTGCAGGTATGTTGTTAATGGGTGCAGCAGGAATGGCAGGAAAAGCTTACGATGAACTAGTGTCCGAACAATATATAGAAGATTTACAAGATCAACCTAAAAATGAAATCTATCAAGATATAGCTATGGAAGGAGCTATGATGGCTTTAGGAGAAGGTGTTTTTAGAGGATTATTTGCAGCAGGTAGAAGAGTATTTAAAGGAACAGGTCCAAAACCTAATGAAGCAAGAGTTGATGAATTATTAGAGCAAGGTGCTAGTTTAGGAGAGGCAAGAAAACTTGCAACAGAAGAAGCTAAATTTGAATTTAGAGAGGCAATTAAACAAGGTGCAAGACCAAATATTTCACAAGCAACGGGTAAAGCTTTTTTAGGAAGATTACAAGCTATTCAAGAAGCAATTTTACCTAACGCAAAAGCAAGAGCATCTAATAGAAATTATGTTAAAAAAGTTTTTGATCAATTTAGAGCAGGCAAAATGAGTGAAAGACAATTAAAAGAAACTTTAGAGGCTCAAGCTCAAGATATAAATAAAATAATAAAATCTCAAATGAAAGAACCTAAAGAAGCTTTTATAGCAGCTAAATATAGATTAGATGAAGTGGTAGGAAAAGAATTAGATGAAGCTATTGAAATAGTTAAAAAAGGAGCTCCAGACGAAACGCAAGCTAGTTTTATAGAAGGATTATATGAATCAGCTGCAAAACTATGGAAAGCAGATTCAAATGCTTTATATAAATTAGCTCAAGAAGAAATAGGAGATAAGGCTCTTATTAACTCATCTCCTGCTTTACAAGAATTATTAATAAATTTAACAAAAGATAAATTTATTAATGCAACTGATATGAGTTTATCTACAAAACCATTAATGACTATTTTAAGAAAAAAAGTAGGAATAGATTTAGTTAAAAATCAAGATGGAACATCTAAATTTGTTTTAAATTCTGAAAAAGCTCAACCTTTTAAATTACAAGAAATTAATTCTTTAAGAACGGCTCTTAGATCTTTATCTAAAGACCCTAACGTAGCACCTGGAGTTTTAGATAAAGACATAGCTAAAGTAGTAAGTCAGTTAGATGAGATGATGAAAGGCAAAGAAATGGAAGTAAATTTTGCTGTACAAAAAGCAAAAAATGCAGGAGATAAAATAGGAGAAGAGGCTCAATTAAATGGTTTTAATTTGTTAAGAAACGCAAATAAATATTATAAAGATGGAGCAGACAAGTTTTTAAAAGCTAATGTAACTAATACAAGAAACCAGATAAGAGAAGGTTTTGTAGTTGATTTAAAAAAAGCTACAGAAAATTTTGAAACTCAACCTGAATTATTTAAAAAATTTTTAAAAGACATTACACCTGATGAAGTTGAAGTTAGTTTTTTATCTACTACAAATGCTGATGTTTTTGCTAGACTAGGTTCTTTAGCAAAGGCAGGTGACACTAAAGGTTTTAATAAATTAGCTATAGAAAAAAAACTTTTTAATCCTGATCCTAAATTTAAAGGAAAACAATCAGTACAAATTTTTAGTGACATAGATCACAATTTACCTAAAAGCAATCAATACAAAAAAAACTTATTAGATGAACAAGAAGAGTTAATGAACTCTTATTATCAATTAAAAAACTCTAAAGCTAATCGTGATGGTTTTCTTAACAATGTAAAAAATGTAATTGGTAGAAGAAAATTAGTAGACATTGTTCAATTATCAAAAGATGGAACAGAAACATTAGATGTTAATAAATTTGTTAATCAATATTTAAAACTAAAAAATGCAGGTACCAATAAAATATTTTTTGATGATAATACTGTTAAAAAATTAAATGCTATAGCAAATGATGCAGATGTTTTAAAAAAATTAGATATTGAAGGTTTAAAAGATTTAAACAAATTAAAACTAAAAAGCACTAATTCTATGGTGGATGAAGTAACAGACGCTGTTCAAAGAGCTACAGATGATGCTAATGATGCTATGTTTATGGCAATTAAAAATGGTAGAATAAATAACTTAGAAGATATAACAACAGGTTTAATGAAAAATCCTGAATACTATCAACCTTTTGTTAATAGACTTAGAACTCTTAAACCAAAAACAGATCCTGTTACAGGTAAAACAGTAGATGTAGCAGAGGATGCTGTTAGAAAATTAGATGGTTATTTTGATGAAGCTACTCAACAATATAATCCGGGCGTAAAAGATTATGCTATGGAAAAAATAATAAAAACAGGTTTTCCAGAAGGAATTACAGACGAACTTGTAAAATCTGGTGATTTTGCAGGTCCTATGTTAAAGGCAATACAAAATCAAAATAAAAATGGTGGGTTAGATACGATTATAGGTAAGGAACAAGTAAAATTATTAAAAGAAGTTTTAGAGACAACAGTTAAAATGTCTGATGCTAATTTAAAAGGTACCGCTGGATTAGCACCTGCTGCTTTTGTGGCTGCAGCAGGATACAGAGCAGTTAGTGCTCCTTTAAGTTTTATTACAGAAATAGGTAAAATATTTCTTATGGGTAAAGCTTTACGTTCAGAGACAGTTTTAAAATCTATGACTACTGCTAATTTAACATCTAGGCAAATGAGAAGAGCTAAAGAATTAGGTGTTAAAATAGACGATTTACAATCTATTAGAAGTAAAGAAATAGATGAGTTTATGAGACAAAATGTTAGAAAGTATACAACAATGGGAACGGTTGAAAGCGTTGGAGCAGGAGGTGAAGCCGTGGGCAGAGAACTTGTAACACCTGCAACAGAAGCTATACAAAGTGAATTAGAAGAAAATGATATACAAATACCAACTAAAAATCAAATCGTTAATCAAGCAAGTAACGCACTTAATCAGGTAGAGCAAAATAAATTACTAGGTATCAACTAATGGAAATGGATCCAATGATGATGTGGAATATAATTATAACCGTGGTTCTTGGGCCATTTGCCTGGGCATTTAGTAAAATGTTTTCAGAAGTAAAAAGACTACAAATTTTACTAAATAGAACAAGAGAAGACTACGCAACAAAATCTGAGCTTAACAATGAAACAAAAGAAATAAAAGAGTTAGTTCTTCGATTAGAAGTAAAGCTTGATAGATTCATTGAAAAGCATAATGGTTGAACCTATATCTGCAGCGCTCGCTGGAATTGCATTAGTTAAAAAAAGTGTAGATTTTATTAAGACAAACATCACAGCCGTACAAGATATTGGTGATGTTATAAGCCATGTTGATAATGCTTTAAATGGTCAACAACAAGTTATAAAAGATCGTGAAAAAAAAGGAGCCGATCCGTTCGCTGTTGAGAACGTGGCCAAGGAAGTGATTGACGCAAAACTTGCTCAAGAAGCTTTATATGAAATGAAACAATTAATCAATCATCGTTTTGGTCATGGGACTTGGGAGTTTATTTTAGAAGAACGTAAAAAAAGATTAGATAAGAAAAAACAAGCAATCAAAGAAGCACGAGCTGCAAAAATAAAAAAACAAAAAGAAATGTATGACATAATAAGAATGGTTATGATAGGAATAGCTATATTGTTATTTGTTGTAGTAGCCATTGGTATAACCATAAAATTTGTATTAGCGCATCCTGTTGAAGGAGATGATAAATCTTGTAAGTTATACGAGCCAAAATATTATTTAATTTGTATGAATGAAGGTAGAGGGTACGCAGATACAGAATTATATTTAGATTATCAATTATTAAAAGATAATTGGATTATAGAAAAAGGAGAATAATATGACACCAGAAAACTTAGATAAATGGCGTATATGGCCAAGAATATTAATAACGCTATATGGATTTGCTTTCTTTAGAGTTACAGAATGGTTTATGAATTTACCAGATCCGACAAACGCTCAATCTGCATTTGTAAGTGTTATTGTAGGAGCAGGAGCGGCTTGGTTTGGTTTATATTGTAACACTGGTAAAAAAGAATAATATATGGTATTAATAGGACATGTCTTATTTAATATCGAATATCCCACATTTTAAAGCGTGGGTACGAAAAGAATTTACACACAACCATATAAAATATCGTGGCGATTATTTACATGCTTTAGTCATAGCAGTTAATACTATTCCTGATCGTTGTTTATCTTTTCAAGTTGTATTTACAGGTATAGATGAAAAAAAGAATGTTTATGGTGGAGCTATGTGGGCAAGAATGCCAATTACTAGTTTAATTGCCGATGAAACTCTTGAAGAATGGCCTAGTAGAATGGACACACATCTTGCACAACCTTGGGATTGCTCTTCACGTAATCACTCTATTATTGTTATGGACAGAGTAAGTTCTAGTCCTTGGATGTGTAAAATAGGTGGTAAGTTTTTTAAGGGTCGTTATTTGTTTACCGTGGATTATACAGATAGTCATATCTCAGATGATCCTGCCCAACATAAGCAGAGTCACGTACTGCAATTAATTGACTCTGGTTCATGGACTGGTAATATAGTAGCATTACCTAATAATAGAGTTAGGGTAACTAATCCTGCTTTATGGGTTACTGGCGAAGGTGCTCCAGATTTTAGACCAAGCCAATATATCCATACGGCAGAAATACACGATAGTTATACTGACCCTGATATTACATTTGATAACTTATATAATNAGGAGAAATAAATGCCTGGAAATAAAATGAGTAAATATATGGCTAAAGGTGGCAANTATATGTCTAAAATGGCTAAAGGTGGCAAGTACATGGCTAAAGGTGGTGCTAAAAAAACTACTAAGGTTATGACAGTTGCACAGATAAGAGCTGCAGCTAAGAAAAAAGGTTATAAATTGGTTAAATCCTAATGGCTGTTAAAAGAAAAACACCTACAAAAAAAAGAAAATCTACAAAAAAAAGTGGATCTAAACCAACTAACGCTGCATTATATGCAAAGGTTAAAGCGGAAGCTAAAAGAAAATTTGATGTTTATCCTTCCGCTTATGCTAATGCTTGGTTAGTACGTACCTACAAAAAACGTGGTGGTGGATACAGGAGCGCATAATGGCTACTAAACCTAAGGGCGGTCTTAAAGCTTGGTTTGGAAAAGGTCCTAAAGGAGATTGGGTAGATATTGGATCTCCAAAGAAAAAAGGCAAGTTTCAGGCTTGTGGTAGAAAGTCAACAAAAACAAGTAAACGCAAATATCCTAAATGCGTACCAAGAGCTACTGCTCAACGTATGACTAAATCTCAAATAACAAGTGCTGTAAAAAGAAAAAGATCCGCAGGTAATGTAGGTAAAAAACCTACAAATGTAAAAACATTTGTTAAGAGAAAAACAAGGAGGAAAAATGCCAGAAAAACTGGATAATATAACAGATTTAATATCATTACACGAGGGCGTAAGGTATCGTGTATATGATGATGCAAACGGTAAAGAAGTAAAAGCAGGTGATACTTTAGTAGGTCATCCTACTATTGGCGTTGGTAGAAATGTAGCGGCAGATGGTATCGGTATTACTAGAGAAGAAATAAATTTTATGTTAATAAACGATATTAATCGAGTAAAAGGTGAAGCAAAAGATTGGATCTTTTTTAACGGTCTTAGTAAGGTCAGACAAGCCGTAATTATAGATATGTTATTTAACATGGGTAGAACAAGATTTAACCCTAGTAAATGGCCTAAGTTCTTTGAAGCTATAGGTAATCACGATTGGAATAATGCCTCAAAAGAAATGTTGGACAGTTCTTGGAGTAAACAAGTAAGAACAAGAGCTGAAAGATTAAGTGGTATGATGAAGAATGATAAATGGCCAAAAAGTTAAATTAGTACGAACTAGGATAATATAATAAAATAAACCACAACGTTACATATAGTAATTTATCCCCAAATTTTTATCTACAACTTGTGTTTATTAATAAAATTCCTAGCCCGTTTAAAAAGTATAATTAGTAAAAAAAAAGATGCAAG